CCCACGCGCCAGCGCCAGCCCTGCACCATCTCGAGCCGTCAACCGCGTCGATTGCCTCTTGCATCACGGCGCTGCCGACCGCGTGGACGAACAGCAGGAACGGGTTCGCAAGCCCGCTGGGCTTGTTCTTGATGCCCGCGACGTTGCCAGCTACCGAGCAGCCGTAGTTGCCCACGGTCTGGTACTTGTTCAGGTCTGCCGCAGCTGGAATCTCCGTCTCCACTCGCAGGCTCCTGCGGTACTTCTTGAGGTTGCCAGCCGTCGTGCCGTCGAGCGCATTGTTCATCGCGTCGACGGCATCCTGCGTCGCCTGCTTCAGCTGCTCGAACAGCGTTGTCGTGTCGAACTCGACGAACGGTGTCACCGCGCCGCAGCGCTGCGTCTCCAAGCGTGTGTCGCTGATGCGCCCTTGGCTGATGGTCGCTATGCCCTTCGGCAGGTACACGTCGGCGAGGCCTAGCTCCCACACCGTCTCGTTGCGCGTGAGGTTCGGGCGCACGGGGTCTTCGGCAGGCGTTCCCTTCACCACGTACAGGTCGAGCGAACGCGCCTCGATTGCGAGGTCGAGGCGGGCGACGATGGTGTCGATTCGGTCGAGGCTCGCGCTCGCAGCGTCAAGCTGCAACGTCCTCTGCTCGGTCTCCACTCCGAACGCTCCGTTGATGTTGCACGTGCCAGCCTTCACGTACACGTTCATGCTGCCCGTTGCGTTCATAACCTGAAGCGACGTGCTGTCGTCCATGAACACGCCGTTGCTGAAGAAGCTGGCGTACACCTCGCGCAGGTCTGCGCTGACGTACGGACGGTCGTAAATCGGCAGGCCGTCTTCGCCGAGCTTCGTCACGATGCTGTCTACTGGGAACACCTTCATCGCGCCATCGCCCTCCTCATGTTCGTAATCCTCTTGCTACCGAACCCCAATTGTACGCTATGCCCCTCTGGCTTGAACACCTCAGTGACCTCCACGATGCGCGTCTCCAGCTCCAGACCGATGTCGTCTAGAATCACGCTCACCTTGTCGCCGAGGTCGAAGTCCTCCAGATAGTTCGCGTCTCCGAGGTTCGACACGTCGATTTCCTGCGCCACAACGCAGTCAGCCAGCTTCTCCAACGCCTCCTGCCTCAGAGCCGCCTTGAAGTCCTCCTCGCTCTGGTCTTCCTCTGGTGCCTCGCTGCCCTTGTCCAGAAACACCTCGTACCGCTCGCCGCCGCCGCTCAAATCGACCTCGAACTGCAACGCCTCGTCCTTAGCCGACACCTTGCATACGTTGGCGTACGCGGAGCGGTCGATGGAGATCTCCTCGTCCTCCACGTTGCCGAACGCCGAGCTGAACACGCACCACGGGTTTGCGTCCTGCGACTGCGTTCTGTCGATGCCCTGCCAAATCTGGCACACAAGCCCGCTGAAGTCGTCCAGCGCAGTCACCCTGTAGCTCAGCTCGCGCGTCTCCAGAATCGAATACCACTTCTCGCCCAGCAGGTCGCCGATGAAGTCGCACTGAGTCCTGTCTCCGAGCGGCTGCGCGTTCGCTTTCCAGCCGATGCCCTTCTTGGCCTGCACCCCGTACGTGTCGTACATGCGCTTAATGACGTTCTCCGTCTTGCTCAGGTCTGCCACGAAGCGCGGCGAGGCCACGATTCCGTTCAGCCTCTGCTCGGCGAAGAACCCCGACAGCTGCACCAGCTTCTCGCCGCCGTTGTTCGTGTACTGGAGCTTCTGCACGACACCGACCTCTGGTCGGTCGTGCGTCATGATGTAAGCCCAGCTGGGGTCGTACACGTCTGCGGAAATCTGGATGCTGAAGTCTCCAGCATCGTAGTACTTTCGATTCCACTGCAAGTTGAAGTACGGGATTGCGGCTGTCACGAGGCCGAACTTGTCGTCAAGGCCGTAGGCCTCCATGGAGCCCCCCCCCCCCCGTCGAACCAGTTCATTCTTCCTCCCTAGATGCCGAGATAGCGCTTCCAGTAGTAGAGCGACACGGACATGACGTTCTCGCCCGAATCAGCGTCGTACTCGAACGTCGTGTCGCCCGCCTCGATTTGGAACGACGTGAACGAGCTTGCTCGGTCAACCTTGTTTATCGCGTTCTGCCCGTTGAGCGTCACCCTAGGCGGCCGCTGCTCGAAGTCGATTACCAGCTCGTCCTTCTGCTGCAACGTGCCCACGAAGCGCACGAACTTGTCTCCGATGCTGATTCTCGGGTTCTCCACCGTGCCGTCTGCTCTGATAACGACCCTCGGGAACGTCGTAACGTCGCCGTCGTTCTGGATGTCCACCGTCCTGTTGAAGTCGTACACGCCCATGACGAAACCGCGCTTGTACACGCCTGCTGGCGTGCTCTGCACGACCGAGTGGTACGGGAAGCCGAACTTCGCCGTGATGAACGCCACGTCCTTGCCGAAGTTGTCCTCGCTCAGCAGGTACGGCATCGGGCACAGTATCGTCCAGTCGAACGTCACTGGCTGGTAGATGTTGCCCGTCTCGCACTTGAACGCGTACTGCTCGCCAGCACACCACAGCGTGCGCCCCTGATACGTCAGGTGCGCCTCGTACGTGTGCTTCGGGCTGAAGAACCTGATTGCCTCCAGACGCTTCTCCGCGTTGTCGGCTGGGTTCGCAAGCTCCGCGTGAACCGAGCGGTCTACCGTCTCCACTCGCTTGTTCGTGACGACACCGCCGTCATAGCTCGCGTTCTCCTGCACCGAGACCGAGTGCGGAAGGTTCGCCCAGTTCTCCAGCCCGTCGTTCGGAATCATCCAAACCACGTTGTCGATGTCGAACTCCAGACCGTCGTCTCTCACGATGTGGAGTATGACTTGCTCCATAATGCCTCCTAGACCTCACAGAATCGCCTGTAACGGGCGATGCGCCCATGTCCAGTGTAGTTGTAGCATGGGCGCGTTCCAACGCCTTGTGCGGCCTTACACGTACGAACCCGCGAGTCCGTACCGCTGCTGCAAGCGCATCGTCCGCGCAACTTGGTCGGGGCTTTCCACGGGCTGGTTGAAGTTCACCGTCTGGTAGTTCGTCGTGCCGCCAGCGCCTTCGAGCGCCTGCGCCTGAACGCTCAGGCGGGACACGCCGACGTTCAGGTCGCGCTCGATTGATGCCATCGGGTCGTTCTTCTCCCATCCGACCGCCACGCCCTCCGCTAGGTACTTGCCTACCTCGTCGCGCATGACCTTGGACGGCGAGGCGATGCCGAAGAAGCCCTTGATGCCGCTCACGATGTTGTTCGCGAAGCCCGAAATCTGGTTCATCAGCCACCCAGCGGCACCGCTGATGCCAGACCAGATGCCGTGAACGATGTCCGAGCCGACGGACATGACGCGCCCAGCGAGGCCGGACAGTCCGCTCACGATGTTCGACACGAACTGGCTCGCCGCTTGGATTGCGGACGACGCGAAGCTCCCAACGAAGCTCGCTGCGCTCGAAAGCGCGCTGCCGAGGAACGACGCTATCTGGCCGGGGATTCGGCCAGCCGCGCTCAGCATGTTGCTCACCGCGTTCGGAACGCTCACGGTGAAGAAGCTCACCACGCTGGACACGAACCCGCTCACCGTGCTCAGCGCACCGTTGAACACGCTGACGATGCTGTTCCACAGGTTCTGGAAGAACCCTATGACGACTCCGATTGCGTTCGGCACCGTGACCGTGAAGAAGTTCACGATTGCGTCGATGACGACCTGCGCCACCTGCTGAATCTGCTGGAACGCGCCCGTCACGAAGTTTCGGAACGCCTCGCTGTTGTTCCAGAGACCGATTATCGCCACGACAAGACCAGCTATGAGCGTGACGATGAGCGCTATGGGGTTCGCGTTCATCACCATGTTCAGCAAGCCCTGCGCGGCGGCGGCGGCGTTGGTCGCCACGGTTTGAGCTGTTGTTGCAATCGTCGATGCGTTGAGCACGACGGCCAGCAGGCCTATCGTCGTCACGATGCCCGCAAGTATCGGCGCGATTATCGGCAGGTTGGTCACGAACCACTGCACCGCAGGCTGCACGCCAGACAGCAGCATGGTCGCCACGTTCGTAAGCCCGGTCACGATGGGCATGAACGCCTGCCCGAGCGACGACATCGCTGCGGTGAGGTCGCTCTGGCTCTGTCGGTACGCGATGACATCCGCGTTCGTCTGCTGGTACTGAGCGCCAGCCTCCGCGTACACGCCGTTCAGCGTGTCTGTGATAAGCTGCGCCCTCTCCTGCTCCGTGTTGCACGCGGCCAGCGCGGCGTTGAACGCGTCCTCCTGCGTCGCGCCGTCCGCGAGCGCGGAGTTGTACGCGTCAATCGCCGCTTGGTTTCCAGACAGCGCAACGCCCTGCTGCACCGCAGCCTCGCTCGCCCAGTTGATTGCGTCGGCGAGAGGGCCAGTCACCTGACCGACCTTCGCCGTCTCGTTCGCGGCCTCGGTCAATCCTTCCAGCGGCAGCGAGTCTCCGAACGTCGCGTACACGCCGCTCGCGATGTTCGTCCAGTCGCTCAGCGCCTGCGTGTTCTCGCCGCACAGCGCGAACAGGTGGTTCACCGCCTCCACCGACTGGTCTGTCTCTCCTAGGATGCCCACCATGTCTCGGTAGGCTCCGTTGGCCGCGTCGGTCGCCACGTTGTTCTGCTGCGCAGCGACCGACAGCTTGCCCATGTCCTCTTGGAACTCGTTCGTCACCGACACAAGCTCGCCGATTGACGCTGCCAGAGCGGCCACGGAGATTCCCGCGAGCACGCCCTTCATCTTGTCGCCGAACGATTCTATGTTCGCGCCAGCCTTGTCGGCACCAGACTTCGACCCTTGGTCTAGGCCTTGCTCCAGACCGTCTCCAGCAGCGTCGCCCGCCGATGCTCCAGCCGCCTTCGCCTCCGACTTGATTCCGCCGTCGTCAAGCTCGATGCCGATTCTGATTGTTCCGTCCGCCACGTTCGCCCCATTCCGTCAACGGGGGCGTTCCCTGCCTATGGGTACGAGATGTTCCCGAACGCCTTCTTCTGCCACTCGATTATAGCCTTTGACTCAGCGGTCTTCTTGGGCGGAAGCCTCCACATGCGCTGAGCCTCCTCGTACTGCTTCTCCATCTTCTTCTTCGCGTCGTTCTTGTTCCAGCCGCGATAGCCCATTATCTCCGCCATCTTCGTCCCCTCGGGTAGGCTGCGGAACAGGGCTAGGAACACGTGCCAGTGCAGGCCTTCGACGGTCGCTAGGTTGATGCCGTACGCCTGCATGAACGAGCCGACGAGGTAGTCTCCGTCGAGGATGAAGTCGAACGTATCGCGCGTCGCCTTTCCAGACTTCCTCGGGGTGGCGTTCTCGGACTGCGCGAACTCCAAGGCAGCTGGCACCCACTCGGTGCCGTCTGGCCTCTCTCCCTTGAAGATGCAGTACGACGCGATGGCCTCCTCCTGATAGCAGCGAAGCCACTCAATCCACGTCCTGAAGTCCGTGTCCAAAGCAAAGAGCCTCCCGCCGACCTCTAGGCTGGCGGGAAGCTCGAAACGAAGGTCTATCATCGCCTATCGCACGGCCTTGAAGCCTTGGCGCGAGTTGCCCATGACGGCGAACTTGCCAACAGCGTCGGCAGCTCCGACGACGGGCTTCAGCGCCTTCATCTGCTCTGCGATTCCCTCCGCCTGAGCCTTGGCCGCTGGTGCAGCGTAGGAGTTCACGATTCCAACGTACACGACGTTCAGCGCAACGAGGTCGATGTCCTCGATGCCCTCTCCGTCGAGCGCCTGTGCGGCGTACTCCTCGCCGCACACCTCCTTGACGAACTCGTACTGCAAGCGGTATCGCTCTCGGTTCGACTGCGCCGCGCTCACTTCGTCCATCTTGTCGCTGATGCCCAGCGTCAGCTTCGGAAGCTCCACTGCGTTGCCCTTGGTGTCTCGATACGTGACCATCTTTCCCTACCTTTCAACGAAAAAGCCGTGACGCTCGATTGCTCCACGGCTCATTCTACCACGCTATCCCCTGCCGACTACAGCCTCGCCGACCTTGGCGGAACCGACCCTCGCGGTTCCCTCTACGCTTTTGGGACGAACTTCACGTCCTCGGTGCCGAGGCCAGTCACGGTGCCCTCAACGGGGTCGCCGTTCAGGCTGATGGTGAACGTCAGGATGCCGTCAACGGTGTTCAGCGTGTCTCCAACGACGGTCGCCTCCTGCCACATGAGCGCCTTTGTGGCCTCCCCAGTCTCCACGTCGGGTCGCACGAACAGGAACGGAACCTTGGCCGCGCTGCCCACGGGGAACGAGTTCAGGTATTCGTCCATGAACTTGTACAGCGGGTTGTCGCTCTCCAGCGCGATTTCCTGCGGAAGCTCGGGGGCGTAACCCGTCACCTCGTTCGTGTCGTTCTTGAAGCAGATGTACGACTTCGTCTCGGTGTTGGGGTTGTAAGCCAGCTCGAACTGCGTTGACAGGTCGATGGGCACCCACTTGAATGTGCCCTCGCCAGCGCTCGCTCCCTTCAGCGTGTCGATAAGCGGTACGAACAGGTTTCGCGTCAACTGTGCCATTTCTACTCCTTCTCCCAGTACGTGATGCGTGCTTGGAACATGTACCTCGCAAGCTGCTCCTCCTGATAGGTCGCGGCCAGCGACGGGATGTTCTGGAGCGATTCTATCGCCCTGATTGTACACTTATCGCCGAAATCTGGCACGTTCCCAGCCTTGAACTGCGCGTCGCACCAGTCGAGCCACATCTCGCCCCACGCCTCGGCCTCCGCGTTCACCGTGTCGAACCCAGACGACCAGTCGCAGACCATCACGAGCGCGAACGTGAACTGCCGCTCCACGGTGCCGTTGATGAACTCCCGCACCTTCGCGTCGTTGTACACGGTGTTCACCGTGCGCTCGCCTGCGGTCAGCTCCGTCGCGTTGAGCTTCAGGTACCCGTCAAGCTCTGGGTACGTCCTCAGCCACTCCACGACCGCTTCGGTCTTGCCGTGCATCCCCATCGAATCACCTCCCGAGGTACGCCGTCGCGGCTCGTGCCAGCTCCTGCCCGTGGGCTGCTGCGTAAGCCCTGTCCCACTCAGCCGTAGCAAGCGAGTGCCGCTCCTTGGAGAACGTCAGCGACGTGCCGTGGTAGATGCGCCTAGCGTAAGACGTGCTGTACGTCACCGCGAACGGCTCGGCCTTCGCGGAAGCGTCGAGGTAGCCGTTCCTGAACGGAACGTACGGGGACATGCCCCTCATCGCCTCGGTCGCCATGAACAAGCCTAAGCCCTCGTCCGACTTGATTCTATCGACCTTGCGCGGAATCCCGTCGAGGTCTAGCGTCACCGTAGCCACGCGCACGCGCCTCCTCTCTCCTAAACTAAACTAACCTAAACTAAACTAACCTAAACTAATCTAATCTAATCTAATCTAGCAGTCATTTTGCAAGCAGTTGCACGCAGTTTGCGTGCAGTTTGTAAACACCGAGGTAGACGCTAGTTTCTTCTCTCTTTCAGCCAGGTTCTTAGGCCGAAATAAGCCAACATACAGATTGCAAGCAGAACGTCTGCAAACGCTTGCAGAGTGCTTGCAACCTGCTTGCAACCTGCTTGCAGAGTGCTTGCAGAGTGCTTGCAACCTGCTTGCAGAACGCACGCACGCTACACCCCCTCGGCATAGACGACGCTCGCGTACTTCAGGCACCCGACCTCCGGCGCGGACACAGCGCCGTTGTTGCGGAGGTCGCGGAACGCCGTTACCTCGCAGTGCGGCTTGCCATCCACGGTGGCGATTACTTCTTGGCGCGTCAGATCGCCCTGTACGGCCACGGAACCCTCCATCATGTAGTCGTGTAGGGATAGCGTGTAAACGCCCGCTGTAGCGCCTTCTACGGCCTCAGAGACCCATTCCCGATAGGGTTTGAAGGTCGCTGTTCCGTCTGGCACCTGAACCTTGACCGTTCGCTTGAAGTGCACCGTGCCGTCAGCGTCGGTCGTGCGCGTCATCGTCTCAGCCCACAGCGCTGGATGCAGAACGAGGGGACGGTACGTGTCCGCCCCCTCGCCCGAATCCTTGGCGCTGATGCGGTTGAACACGGTCACTGTGCTGTCGAGCAGCCCGTCAACGTCGATGTTCACACCGCACCTCCTAACGCGCGTCGTTGTACGCCACGCAGGCGCTCACAAGCTCCACGGGCAGCATCCTGCACACCTCGTGGTATGCGGATGCCTCCGCAGCCGTGGTCTCGCTCGAAGCCCCGCCGCCGAACGAGAACGAGTTCACGCCGTTGTTGAAGCTCGTCACCTCGGTGCCCTCGGACTTCGCCTTGCGTGCCTTCTCGATGCCCTGCATCTGGTCAACGAGCCAAGCCATCGCGACCTTGACCTTCTGGTACTCGCCCATCTGCTCCAAGTCCGCGACGACCCTCTCGGACTTCAGGCGGTTGAGCGTCCAGCTGTCGAGCAGCATTTCAGCCCTCGGCTCGGCGGTGGCGAAATCCTTCTCGTCGAGCGTCCCGCCAAGCTCCCTGTACTCCTCGTAGGTCACGTACACTGCGCTTCACCTACCCCTGCGCAGGGATGACCACATCGGCGACCTTCGCCGCCGTGACGGCCTTGTCCTGAATGTTCGCGGTGGCGACGGCGTTCGTTCCAATCTTGCCCGCGCCGACAGCCGACGCGCCGATTTTCGCGGACGTGACGGCACCGTCGGCGATGTTGCTCGTGCCGATGGCACCTGCTGCGGACAGAGCCGCGAGCTGGTTCTCGATTGCGTTCAGGCGCTCGGCGGTGATGACTTCCCCGTCCTTCCACTGGTGCGCGGTGTACTCAGGTGCTGTTGCCATTTCTCTCTCCAATCAACGAGGGGCTGAGGTCGCCCGACCCCAGCCCCTAACTGCTACTCTGTCCCGACCTTGGCTGTCCCGACCTTGGCCGAGCCGACTTTCGCCGTGGCTGGGCTAGGCTGCTCCCCCGCTAAAAAGCCACCGTCGCGACGGCGACGACCTGCGGGCGCAGAACCTTAGCGCCGTAGACGTGCAGACCCTTGACTGCATCGGCGAAGCGCTTCTCGGGGCGGTACGCCTCGGTCTTCAGAATCTGCTGCGCGAACGTGCCCTGAATCGGGGACGAACCCACGATGGAGAACACGGTCGTGGAGCCAGAGCCGCCGTCGGTCTCGGACGGCACGTTGTTGGACGTGCGAATCTCAAAGCCAGCTGCGCGGTAAACGGTGCCCTCGGTGAGTCGGTCTTGCGACGCGTCCACGGGCACTGCCACGAAGCGCGGGTCGAGCAGCATGAAGCCCTCGAACTCGGGCGGGACGACGACCTTGCGCTCCTGCTTGGGCAGGTTGGCCTTGTCCAGCGCCGTCTTCATCTTGACAAGCGTCTCGTACGCGTTGTCGGCGGTGATGGTGATAGGCGTTGACTTGGTGCCCAAGCCAGTCTTTACGGTGCCGCTCGTGGCGAGCAGGTTGCCGAGGTACTGGTCGCAGACATCGGCGAAACCGTATCCCGCACGCTGGGTGGCGGTGTCGAGCAGGGAAATCTTGCTCTGCACCTCGTTCACGTCGCAGACGCTGATGTTGAAGTACTTCGACTGGTCGATTTCGAGCGTCAGGTCTTCGACCTTAACGTCGTCGGGCGCTGCGATGTCGGTATCGCACTTGAAGTCCTTGATGGTCACGTCTCCGACCTGGGCGATGTGGACGGTATCGCCCGCCTCGGCAATCTCGCCCTCGTAGTCGGTGTTGAACAGGCCAGCGTAGACAAGCTCCTTGTCCAGCGCCTCCAGAATCTTCGCAGACCAAACCTGCGGGATGAAGTAGTTGGTAGCCATCGCTACTCCTCTCTTACTTCTGGTTCGACAGAACCTTGTTTACCTCGTCCATGTGGGCGCGAATCTCCTCGACGGACATGCCCTTCAGGTCTTCGATGTTCTGGATGGTCTGGGTTCCAGCCGCAGAGCCGCCGTTCCCGCTCGCTGCGGGCATCTTCTTGACGGTCTGCTGCGGGTTCTGCCAGACACCCTCCGCATCGCCGACGATGCCGCCCAGAATCGCGGCAACGTCCATGTCGGGGTTCGCCTTGGCGATTGCGTACGCCTTGTCGGCAACGGCACCGCGCACGATGTCGTTCACGAACTGCTTGTCGCCTACCGTCTTGACGAACTTCTCGTCGAACTCCTGACGAGCCTTCTCCTCCTCGGTCTGAGCCTTGCGCTCCTCGTCCGCCTTCTCGTAGGCGGCAATCTTGTCGCGCATGGCCTGAACCTCGTCGGCGTTGCTCACGTCGGCGTTCTTCGCAGCCTCCAGCGCCTCGTTGGCGGTCGCCAGCTGCTGCTCCAGCTCGCTGATTCGGCTCTGCTTGTTCTCGACCTCGGCCACCGTGCGGTAGTTCTCCAGCACGGCCTTCTCCAAGTCGCCCAGCTTCGCCTCGTCAAGCTCGATTCCAAGCTCCCCGATGATGTCCTTGATGTTCTTCACTGCCCAACTCCGTTCTAAAGTCGCTTCTTAACCGCCCCTTCGGCGGTGGGAACGTGCCGAGTTCAAGCACCCGGCTGCTTTCCGCATGATAGCACAACGTGCTGCCGTCTACGCCTCCCCGTCCGCCTGTCTGGGTGTTTGGTGCCGAGTGCGCTCAATCTCCCCGTACACGCCGTTTCACGGCCTCTTGGAGCACCCTCCGCTGCTTCTGTGATAGCCAGTTCTCGTCAACCAGCCACTCGTCGGCATCCCGGTCGTACAACGCACACAGCCCAGTGCCCAGCAGCTCGCTGTGCGGCCACGTCTCGCCAGCGAGCGCCAGAACCCCGTCGAGTTCAGACCGATACACGGCGACGCGCACCGCCCGAATGGCTCGGGAGAGACGCGCCGCGTCCTGCATCGCTCGCTCGTACGTGTAAGCCCGCATCAGTCGGTGTGGATGGTCACGGTGCTGCCGCTCGGCCAATCTCCTCGACGTGCTTCTTGCCGTCGGTCTCTCACAGCTTCCACTCGTAGACCCGCGTCCGCTCAAGCCTCGTCTCGACCCCAGCCTTCTTCGACAGCTCCACGTACTCGCGCCTCTTCGCATCGGCCTCCTGCTCGAACTTCCTAGGGTCTAGCCCAGCCTTCTCGTGCAGCCTCGACTGCGCCTTCAGCTTGCGTATCTCGGTCTCCCTGCGCCGCTGCCACTGGCTGAACTCGTATGCGGTCATCGTGTGCCCGCTCGCCGTGTCAACGCCAGTCTTCCTGCGCGACTCCCTCGCCATCGCCCTGCGCTGCTCCTCGGTGTACGCGTTCGTGGAAACGCCCAGCACCACGCCCGTCACCATGTGACGGCAGTTCATGCCCTTGCCTATCGGTCGCCTCAGCTTCTGCTGGATGCGCTCGAACTCCTCCTTCGTGTACTGCCTTCCCTGATACGGCAGGTGGTCTTCGGCACACATGCCGTGGGCGGACACTTCGATGCCGTCGGCCTTGAACCTCTGAGCCTGCTGGTCGCGGATGTCCTGCATCGTCAGCCTGAAGCCGTCCATGACGTTCATCGAGACGGCGGCGTACAGCTCCCTCGTGGAACCGCTCGGGCACATAACCCGCAACCCTCCCTTTGACAGCTGGTACACAGCCCGCTCTATAGCCTTCGTGTACGCGGAATCGCCTTGCATGATGGATTGTATGGCCGAGTCCAGAATCGCCTTGTACGCCTCGTCCACGCGCCTTACGGTGCCGTCTGGAGCCACCAGTCCGAGCACGGACGTTCGGCACATGGACGCGACCTTCTGGGCGTTGGCGGACTTACCAGACTTCAGCGCCGCTCCCATGAACTCGTCCTCGAACACGGATGTCTGGGCGATGCCGCGAGCCTCGAAGAACGGCCTAGCCCACTCGTCGGACGATGCACCCATGCCGTCCATGACCCTGTTCGACTTGCCTGCGAGCATCTGAGCGCCAGCTGACAGCAGCTTGGCTATCGCTCCCATGTCCTCGGCCTGCCACGCTCTTGCGATTGCGTACGTGGTTCCCTCGTCCACCTTGCGGAGGCGTGCCACGATGACCGAGAGGACGGCCAGCTCCACGGCCAGACCGTCCTCCTCGACCTCGTTCTGCTCCCGCTCCTGATACTCGATGTCCGAAGCATCCATCGCTAGACCCTAATCTCCTCGAACGCCTGCGGCAGCGCTGACTTCTCCGCCTTGATTTCGGCCACCCTCTCCTTCGCCACCTCGGGGCTTTCGCCCATGACGAACACGCGGTAGTCCACAGCGTCAGTCGCGCCGATTGCCTCGCCGGCGAGGATTGCGTTCTGCTGGTCGCTGAACGTGTTGATGTACTCGTCGCTCCACTTGTACTCGACGTGGTAGTCGCCCACGGGGGTCACGCCGTAGAAGTTCAGGATGGCGTTCCATGCGTACACCATGTCGCTCAGGTAGCTCTCGCACACCTCTCGTGCCGTGTTCACGAAGCTCTGGGTCTTGATGGTGCTCTTGCGCACGTTGTCCACGTTCTGGTAGCTCTGGTCGTTCAGGTTGCTCAGGATGCCCGATGACACTCCGACGCACTTCTCGACCTCTTGGTACTGCTTCTCCAGCGCGTCGATGTACGGCTGGAGCTGGATTGTCGGTGCCCACTCCTGAATCAGCGGGCTTCCAGACCCTCCACGGTTGCCAACGTCCATGAACAGGCGCTCGCGACCCCTCGGCAGCACGAGCTTCTGGCTTATGACGTTTCCCTCGCTGTCTCGCCGAAGCTCCTTCTTGAACAGCGTCTTGTCGGCGATGATTGCCTTCTCGCTCAGGCCGAACTCCGCGTGCATCTGCTGCGTGAGGTAGTGAATCTCGCGTATGGGCGCTGACGCTCCGAAGCAGATAGGCGTGCCCTTCTGCGCGTTCGGCCGCAGCGGGTTGAGCGTGAACGAGCGGTAGCGGCCAATGAGCAGGCGGTCAACGTTCGGGATGACCCACTCCTCCTCGTTCGCCGCAGCCCAGTCTGGGAACTCGCTCAGCGGGATGTCCGTTATGGTGCCGTCCTTCGCGATGAACGTCTTGTATCGGTTCGCGTACGTAGGCGTGCCGTCCTGAGCGGTGTACGGCACAAGCTCAATGAGCCGCAGCAGCGTGTACCGAGCGCCGTACTTAATCTGCTTCTCGTCAACGACGTAAATCATCGACGTGACCTCGTGGCCGTTAGCGCCGAGGATGGCGAAGCTGCCAGCGTCCACCAGCACGTTATCCATCGTGTGCCCGTTCCAGCTGGGCACGGTGATGCTGTCTCCCGTCAGGAACCCCATCGCCACCGCGTTGCACAGCGCGTCGCGCACGAACGCGTCCGACACCTCGTCGAGCATCCTAGCCCGCGCGGAGCCTCCCTCAATCGGCATCGAGAACTCCAGCATCATCAGGTTCGCGAGCGATTCGCACACCATGCTCTCCACCGAGTAGTCGGTGCCCTTCTTCCCGCTGTCTCGATACGCGGCGTGCTGCTCGTATCCCTGAATCCGCTTTCCCAGAGCCGCAGCGAGGCGGTCTAGCACCATGTCGAACAAACCCATCGGCCTCTCCTCTCAATCGTCAGCGTAATTCTAGCCTAGTCCCAGTCGAAGCACGACAGCTCTTGCAAGCCAACCGTCTGCACGAAGTAGCGCATCGCGTCGCAGTTGTGCGTTACGAGACCGCCGTTCACTGCGAAATTGTGGGTTTCATCGACTGTCAGATTGTAAACGGGTTTGACTTCGCCCGTGCGCCTTACTCGCGCAACCTTTACAGCAGAAACGCCGTTTGCTGTACTTGTTTGCGACGAAAACGGTTCCGCACCGTTCGCACGTTCTTTTCTCGTCATCGACACCCTCTTTTCTGCGCCATGCGCTTTTGCAAGCGTTCGAACAGAAACGTTGGCGGTCTTCTTTCGTTTCGAACGCCTTTCCGCAGTTCTCGCACACCTTTTCGCGTACTTTCTTGTTTCTAAGGGAAACAGCGTGCATCCGATGCCATTCGCGCCCCTTCTCGCTTCGATGCCATTCTTTCGCCGCTTCTTGAGCAACGGCGATGTTCTCCCTTAGCTTCGCGCGCCGTTCCTCGCTCATGTTGCCTGCGTGTCGGCGCGCGTGTTCGCTAGAGCTTACGACCGTCAGGTTGCTAACCTCGTTGTTGCGTTTGTCGCCGTTGACATGGTGGACATGGAACCCCTTCTGAACCTCACCCACCCTCGTTCGCCACATGTAATTGTGAAGACGCTCCCTTTTGTTGCCGCATGTCGGTTTCGTTGCAAGATAGTATCCGCTCTTATCGTCGCGCGTGAACGTGAACCCATCCACTGCGGCATGCTTCTTGTCTCTACTGTAGGCAACCTCTGTCATGTTTTTTTCTTTCGACGTTGTGCGATACGTCGATTATCCTATCGCGACATGTCAGGCTGTCGCAACGCTTCCAGCCTGAGTCTGTGAGAAACGGATGGTTCCCCGTGCATTCGACTGTCCTACCGTCTTCGAGGACAACCTCGTAAGTTTCCTCGAACCCAGTCAGCGCGACATCTCGGTAGCCTTTCAGCACTGTTTCCCCGTTATCGTAAGACCAGACGCGTCCCGATGTTCCGACAAGCTCGTCAATCCGCACAGCCCCGCCGTCGGTTTCGATCATCGTTGACCCGACCAGGCAGGCGTGGTCGTTCTCCTTGACGACCTCCTCGTGCTTCTTGCGCTCGTTCCATCGGTACAGCCCCAGCTCCGACAGCAGGCGCTCGCACTTCCTGCCGATGAACAGCCCGTGCTGCTTCAGCGCCGTCATGGTGTTGCTGATGCCCTCGATGACGGCGTTGTCCGCGCCTCGGTAGTCCCATTCCCCGTGGCGTGCCATGCACTCCATGAAGGACGAAGACGAGGGGTCGATGACGACAAGCTCCACGTACCTCTTGCCCATCCACTTCTTCAGCGCCTCGTAGTGCTCCTCGTCCGTCCTGCGGTACCCCTCGGCCTGCGAGTTGAAGCAGTACTCGTCCACGGCATAGGCCACACCCGCCTTTATAACCCAGTCGATAGCGACGAACGGGTTGGTGATGCCGTAGTCGATGGATAGGACGTGAGGCGACCTTCGCACGTCTTCTGCGGGCAGTTCCGCGCACATGGTGTCCTCTCGGAAGTCCTGATACACCAGACCCTCCGCCACGACCCACAGGCCACGGATGAACCTGTCGTAGAACACGCCGCTGTACATGCGCTCGTACCTCTGTCGCACCGATTCGCTCAGCGTCGGGTTGTCCCCCATGTCGAACTTCATCACCAGCAGGTGCTTCTCGCGCGCCTTGTCGATGAAGTCCTTCTTCACGTAGTGCGTCGGGTAGGACGGGTTGCAGTTCCACCAGAACTTCGCGCCGTCCACCGAGCAGCGGGCGAGCGCTTGGTCAACGAACGAGCGCGGCATCAGCGCCACCTCGTCCAGCAGGCACCCTGCGGCGGTCATGCCCTGAATCACGTCCTGCGCCTGCTCGCTCGAAGCGCCGAACAGCCAGTAGGTGTTGGTGCCCACCCTCACGAAGCCGTTTCCACGGTTGTACTCGAACGGGAATCCCAGCTCCTGCCCGAGGATGGTCAGCATGGGCATCACCACGTTTCGCGTGAGCGACCCGATGGTGCGACCCGCCACGATGAAGTTTCGGCGCGAGAACCGGCTCTGCGACCACAGGATGAAGCCCGTAATCATCGCCCACGTCTTGCCCGAGCGCACAGCGCCCTCTGCGATTACCCCGTCGTACTTTGACGAAGCGCCCGACCACCACGTGGCTAGGCGCTTCTGCTTGTCGCTGAACCTAATCATCTGACTCTCCGAGGCCGAGCGCGGCAATCCAGTCCTTGATGTCAGCGTCCTGCTCCTCGTTCACGGCGATGTCCTGACGGTCGCGCCACATGGCGGGGTTGCGGTTCTTCAGCCAGAAGATGCACGCCGTCGTGTCTGGGGCAAGCTCGCGCTCCACTTCCTCGATGCGCTTCACCACTGGCTGGCCGTCCACGACCTCGATTACCTTCTTGGTCTCCTTCGACTTGCCGCCCATCGCTCGCTCGTACAGGCTGCGCTCCACTCTGAGGTCTGTCTGCTGCCTGCCTTCGTTTAAAGCGTCCGAAAACTCGACGTGCTCGTCCCTCCACTTGTAGATGGTGGACAGCGCAACGTCCATCTCCTCGGCAATCTGATGCATCGTGGCACCGCGCATGGCGAGGCCTCGCGCCCACGGCGCGTGGTACTTCTCGTCGTACTTAGTCGGCCTTCCTCCTGCGTGCGCCATACGTCTCTCCCAACATGTTCTCGAATATCTCCCAAGGCTGGCTTATCTCGCCCGCCTTCGTCTTCCTCTCGATGATGGATTTTACACCCTCGTACGTCGTGGTCGGGATAGCCGCCCTGCCGAACAGCTTCATTATGGGCGTGTAGGCTCTGCCGTCGTCCTCGCCGAACTGCCGCAGCGCAGCCCTCGTCATGAGCCGCACCGCAGCTCCTGCGTTCTTCACGTCGCCGTACTTCTTGGTGGCCTGAAGCGCCTCCACGAACGGCTCGAACAGCTCCATCGGCTCCAGCATCTTCGCGTAGCTCTCCCAGAACTTCGGCAGCTGCATCTGCATCATCGGCCACGTCGGCGCGAGCTTGTCAACGCACCTGCCGTTGAACCGCTTCGGCTTGCCCCTGCAAATCGCAACTGGCTCTATGCCAGCACTCTCCAGCTTTTTCAGCCTGCCGAAGTAGGACGTGTAAATCTTCATCCACCCTGCCTTTCCTTGTTTGTGGATGTAATCATTATAGCAAAAAGGCTGGTCAGTGCACGTTTTTCCGCACCTACCAGCCTTTTTGGCTAGAGATTTTCGCCTACTTTGGGGCAACGTAGCGCCCCGTACGCCCTCGTCCAGTCCTCCTTGGATAGTTGGAAGGCGTAGTCGTCAGCCGCGTCTTCACAGTCAAATACGCCGTGCACGCTGCATCGGAACTCGTCGTTCCAATCCTCCTGCTCTGGAACATCGCAAGGCTCGCTCACGACGACCCAAAGCTCTGACACCCTGTTGCCGACGTTGCTGCACGCCACGAACCGCGAATCCATCAGCGCACCCCCGTCGAGCCGTGGCCGTCAGTGCCGCGCTCGCTGCCTTCAAGATCCTCGACGGGCACGACCTCGCACGGGCAGTACGGCATGACCACCATCTGGCAGATTCGGTCGCCCTTCTCGAATCGGAACCCCTCGCCCGTGGTGTTCCACAGCGCGGCCATGACCTCGCCGCGGTACCCAGAATCCACCACGCCCACGGCGTTGCGCAGCGTGATGCCCTTCGAGCCGAGGCCAGA